CTGCTCCATCTCTTCCCTGACGGGCGTGAAGACCGGCGTGGTGAAGATATGGGTATTCTCTCCGTCCTCATAAGAGAGCTGGAGGAAGAAGGGCTCATCCAGGGAGAATGGAAGCAGGTTCAGGGGAACCAGCTGGGAGACCATACCGTCATCCATGGATCCGGAGATAGCCGCGTCTGGCGTAAGCTGGATATTCCGCTTTGCAGAGATATAGCGGATATCGCCCGCCAGACGACTTTCGTAGGCTGTTTGAGAAGGATAGAAGGCCGATAGGGGAAGGAGGTAATCGGCCGGGACGCGGAGCGCGTCGATAGGGGCTACGTAATCGGTATCCACGTCTATCCTGGAAGGAAAGTAGTCATACGGGAAAGCCCGGAAGAAATACGTGGTGGGCGATAGTTGTCCGGTCAGCGCCACCTCGATCCGAAGGTAAACGGAACCGGTGCTCTCTTTCCGGAAGGAGTCCGCTCCGGTCACCGTGGTCCCGTTGGTCTGGAGGCCCGGTACCAGAAGAAGGGTGTTCTCCCGGACCAGGTCGCGCAGATCCAGGTGCACCTGATTGTCGGCGTCACCATAGTATTTGTCTTCCGACAGGAGCGTGGTGCCGGTCCATACGCTGATAGGGGTGGGGCCGGATGCGGGTACGTTGGGAATAACCAGATCGGCCAGGTCCTCCAGGCCTGCCGCCGGTGTGGTGCGGGAGGTTATTTCGGTGATGAGTGTGGTCTTCATATTATTGTAATGTTCCGATAAAGTATTCCTGATAGTATTCTACCCTGTCGTAGTAACTGTGGCTCCAGTGCCAGAAGCTCTTATCGTAGACGTGGTAGCGGTATTTGAGCCACCTGTCGCGGACCTTTGCTTTTTCTCCGGCGGCCGTCGGGGCGTAATTCGGTGCGTCGGACGATGTGTAGTCGGCCACTCCGTCTGTCTCCAGGATCTCGTATTTGTCCTGTACCGGGTAGATGGTCCTGGTGCTCTTGATGGTCCAGATAAAGGTAGAATCGAACTCCACAGTAGGAATGGGCATCGTGTTATCGTAGGACGGAAGCAGCTGCAGGACCGCTTGGCAGGTGGAGAGGCCGGAAGGGGAGATGGAGTACCGGAGGGACTTAATAAGAACCTTATTCCCCTTCAGGAGCTTCGGCGTATGTAGGTCCATCTTCCCCAAGGTGATAAGGGGAATCTTGAGGGAACAGGCGAACTCCGGGGCTCCGTCTGCGAGGATGGTCCACCACTCCGAGAAATACTTTGGAACCATTCCTTCCGGGGTTAGCGGAGCAGGCATGGTCTCTCCGCTCTGGGCGGTTCCGTAAGCATAGCCGGTGGTATTGCCTACGTAGTAGATTACCTCGTCATCCTCGAAGCTCTGGGCGTAGCAGATCATGATAGGCAGGTCCGCCGTCTTCTCCTTTCCTTCGATTTCCAGGTTCTCGTGTACGCTATCTCCCACGTAGGGAACATACTGGTGGAGAACGGAGGAATAGATCATGGGGACGAAGCTGTCGCTCGGTGCGATTTCCTCTTCATCCATATCCTCCTGCTTCCTGGAGAACGGGATAGCCTCAGATCCTATCATTTTAGGATTCGGGTGCTCCGGGGTGGATTCTATGGAATCGTCCTTATAGTAGTACTTACCCAGCGAAAGGACGCGGAAGAGGCCCTCTCCGGAGATATCCTCCAGGGAGTTCACGTTGGTACCGGTCGGGTAAGCTGCGCGCAGCTGCTCCATGGATTCTGCCGGAGGGTCCGCGCTGTCGATATCCGTCTCCTGCTCGTAGTGGATGGTACGGGGCTCCGGATAGGTAAGGTCCGGCCGGTCCAGGAGGAACTCGGACAGATCCAGGTCGTAGTTGGAGTTCACCACGTCGCGGAAGAGGCGGATGGAAACGGTCTTATCCATGACCGTAACAAATGCTCCGAATTTGTCATGCAGCCATGTGATCAGCTCTCCCATGGAGATGTTCGGAACGATGGCGTTACCATGGACCACCCAGGAAGACTGACGGGAGCCCGGGGAAGGATTGAAGGCGTATTCCGGATTCATCAGAGCGTCCGCACAGCGGTTCAGTACCACTATCTTTCTGAGCTCCGGATCCGTGGAGAATACGTTTTCGGTAATGTTGTACCCACAATAACCGAAGGCCATGTCGATGAGGGAATCCAGGTACATGAAGGGCGTGAGCCGATAGCCGGTAAGGTTGTGCCTGGTGGCGTCTCCTATCTTGACGGTGCTAAAATAGTAGACCATCTTCCCGTCGTTGGAGGGCTGGTTCAGGAGAGTGACGGTAGTAACTCCGTCGTCCGTCTTCTGGTCGCACGCTACGGGAAAGAAGGTAAGAGGGTCATTCTGACTCAGGCGCCTACGGTGGTAGAGTGTCCAGGGCGTATCATGGACGCTGGGCCGGTACTCCTTGAAGAGATCCTGGAGCCGCAGATCCTGGATGGATGCGTACATGTCGGACTCCTGCAGGGCCACCACGGCCGATATCCCGTTATCCCTGGATCCTCCTGAGATAACAAGCTGGCATCTGCGGGCGAAGGTGGCGTGGCCTACGGTGCCGGGGTAGATGCGGGTGAACTTGCGGGCGCGGTTGGGGTTCTCCGGGTACTCCAGTAGCTGCCGGTTCTCCGGGGACGGAGGTAGTGTGACGGGGGCCGATGCGGTGCCCTCGTCAGAGAAGAAGGGGTGGTTGGCAGTTATCTCCAGCTTGAAGTCTTCGGGAAGAGCGAGTTCCCCTTTGTCGATAGTCAGTCTCATCCGTTTTTCCTCCTAAGTGAAGTATATTTCTTTGCGCGCTCCTTCTTTATCTTCGCGGCCTCGTATTCCGACAGGAGCATATAGGCCGGGATAGGAGTCTCGTAGATATCCAGGAGCACCATGAGGATGTCTTCCAGTTTCGCGTCCATGGACTGCGCGGCATCGTCGGCGATATCCGATGCGTCTCCGGTATAGCCACCGTCTGCGAAGCCGGGAGAGCTTGCACGACGGCCACCCAGGCGGGCGCGGCGCTTCTGCTCGATGGCGGCTACGTCTCTGGCTACGGACGGGTCTCTGAGCTCCGGTGCGGCTACTACATACTCTCCACGGTGTACTACTCCGGCCACGTCGTGGCGCCCGCCTGAGCCGGTATAGCCGCCTTCTGAGAAGCCCACGGCGTTCCCCTGAGCGGCAGCCCCTGCAGATCCAGGAGCTGCGTTCTGGATGGCGTTTCTCTGGGCTACGATGGTGGCCACCTGGGCGATGGTTGTAGCAGCTATTACAGCCGCCATGACGCCACCGGCGATGGGGCCCAGGTCGGCGAAGGCCTTAATGGCAGCCACGGCGCCGTCGGCTATGGTCTTAGCGATGTTAATCGCCATATCCACGTCGGCGTATTTCTTCTGGATCTCCAGCTTCTTAGCCTCTGCCTCTTCCTCGATGCGCGCCTGTTCGTCGGCGTTATCGCCCACCAGGGCCAGTTCCTTCTCCTTCCAGGCTTCCACCTGGGCGAACTCCGCCTCCTGCATGGAAGAAGACAGGGTGGCCAGCTGGTTCAGGAGCGTGGTGGCCGTCTGGGCTGCATTTTCGTAGGCTTCGAGGTCTATCTGCGCGAGCTCTCTGCTCAGCTGCTGGTGGAGTTCTTTCTTGCGGGCCAGGAATTCCTCTTCGGAGATGAGCATGAGTTCGTGCTTCTCTGCGAGGATGGCCATCTCTTCGTCGTAGTTAAAGGTGGCCGCCTGACGCTTCCCGCTGCGTGAGGCCTTCTCGGTCTTCAGCTCATCATCTGCTAGCTCTGAGAGACGTTTGATGGGGTCGTCCATTCCCTCCATGTCGGCCGCGACCTCTTTGATGAGGGCTTCTACGAAGGCGTCTATCTCCTTATCCAGAGCCTTAGCATGGACCTCCATCTCTCTCCGGAAGGCGTCATCGCTCTTCTGGATGGCGGCCTGTAGCTGCTTTTGAGCGGATATCTCCTGTTCGGCTATCCTGGTCTGGATATCCGTGATATCTTTCCCGTAGGCTTTGTTAATGGCCAGCTTATGGTTCAGGTACACACGCTCTGCGGCGATGCTCCGGACCTGGAATTCGCTCTCGGTGATACTCTGATTTGCCAGAGCCTGCTTCAGAGCGAGCATCTCCTTCTTATAGGCGGTCTCTGCTGCATTGATGCGGTCCTGGTAGGACTTCTCCATCTTCTGCTTCTGCTCGGCTTCATACGATTTCTCCAGGGTGCCGTTCAGTCGGGCGTACTTAGCCTCGAAGGCGGACTCCTGGGCGGCGGCCTCGGCCTGGATGCGGGCGGCGTAAGCATTGGCGTACTCCAGGGTGGCGTTATCCTCGCCCAGGTTGTACTGCTTGGACAGGTTGTAGAACTTCACCACCTCTTCGGAGGTATTGGCGATGGTCTCTTCCAACTGCTGCTGCTGCTTGCGCCATTCGGCTGTTTCTTCGGCGGTACGGTAGGTTCCGGAGTTCCACTTTGCGCGGAGGGACTCTAGGTCGTTCTGCGCCTGTCCGAAGGCCTTTGCGGACTCTACGATGCCCTTCTTCTTTGCCTCCAGGTATTCGCCGACAAAGTACTCCGCCTCGTCTTTCTCCAGGGCTGTTTCTGTTTTG